TTGTTACCAGATACTTTTGTGGTGCAAGCTCAAGGTTCAGATGAATATTCTGGGCCTGTAAGCAGGGTAGCAGGTATTGTGGCAAGTGCAGCTGGTAAGCTCACTTCTGTCCCTCCCCTTGCAGCTTTTGCTCGCGCCACGGAGATTGGCGCAGCAGGTGTTGGTGCGTTGGCTACTTTGTTTGGATACAGTAGACCTGTAGATATACAACATAGCCAATTTCGCCCCAACACCAAAAGTAGTTTTGCAGTAACCAACAAGTGCGATGATGTCATGAAATTGACAGTGGATGAGAAACAAGAGCTCTCTATTGATCCCAGGACCGCAGGTCTCGGTGATGTTGATGAGCTTGGCATTAATTACATAGCCTCAAAACAATCTTACTTCACTCAATTCGCTTGGCCTGTTGGAGGTGCGACTGAATCACTACTTTACAACCAGGTTGTCGAACCTGGTATTTGGCGGTATCAGGGATCGGAGATCCACTTTCCAGCTTGTTCTTTTGCTTCACAGCCTTTCAAGTACTGGAGGGGATCGATGAAGTATCGTTTTCAAGTAGTTTGTAGTTCTTTTCACAAAGGGCGTATCAAAATTGTTTATGATCCTTCTAACACTGGTCATTCCACAGGCACAGAATATAATACCGCCTACACGACCGTTGTGGATATTTCCGATACCACAGATTTTGAAATTACTGTTGGTTGGGGACAAGCGTTATCTTACAGGCAAATTTTGCCTATAGCTTCGCTTGCAACCAATAATTTCTTTGCCACCACACCACTGTCTTACAGCTCTTCCACTGCCACATATGGTAATGGGACTATTGCTGTATATGTTGTAAATGAACTCACTGTTCCTAATTCGTTAGTTAACAATGATGTCGCTATCAATGTATGGGTCAGTGCAGGTGATGATTTTGAAGTAGCCCAACCAAATGGAGAGAGGATGTCTCGATTACGCCTAACGGATCCTTCTAATCTTGTGCAACCACAAGGTTTTGAAGTTGAACCACAGGGTATGGACGAGGCACTAGATTCCAAACCTACTTCATCAGCACCTATCAACACCAATGGGGCTCTTACACAATTGTCGGACCAAACTAACCATATTCACTTTGGAGAGAATATACGTTCATTCAGACAATTAGTTAAGAGATACAATATACATGAGTTCCTGCAAGGCAGATTTGGTGTGGGTTCCCGTACTACACGGTATACTCGCCCTGCCCTACCTTTTGAACCTGGATATTCTGCAACCTCTTCTACAAATATAACTTTGCCTTTAGTTGTTCCCACAGGAACAGCTGCTTACGCATATGGGTATATGACGTTGATTAAATACTTATCATGTGCTTATGGTGGATGGAAAGGTGGTATTCGATATGTCATAGACACGTCGGAGATTACCAACCCATCTAGCATAGTAGCGGGTATACTTGTAGAAGATCCTACACGGATTCCAGGTGCTTTTGCTGTTTTACGAGGTGATATGGGAACAGCAGCTGCAAGGGCCTCTAACGTGGCAACTTATTATGTTGTGAACGGTCATGGAGGAATTACACTTCAATCTACTGATGTAAATAATACAGTAGCTTTTGAAGTACCCTACTACTCCAATTATCGGTTCACCCCAGCCAAACAACGGATCAAATTCAACGCGACAATGTTTAACCAGCCCTATTATGAGCTTAAGTTGAACTTAGACGAGGGTTTGTCCACAGACAGAGCAACAACATACGTTGCTGCAGCCGAGGACTGGACTTGTTTCATGTACCTTGGTCCGCCTGTATTTTATTACGAGGCAAGTGCGCCCAGCATTTAAAATGGGAAAAATCCTGATGTAATGTCAGGTATGTGACAGAAAGTAACAACGATTTCTGCTTGCATTATTTTTACACTACGAAAGCCCGTAGTGCGGTATAGATTTTACATCTATATCGTTGGCGATTACTTAGAAGTTTTATGATACTAATTTAGACTTTTGGCAAGTAATTGCCAGAAGTTGTCCTGTTAAATCAGGTTTTTATGTGCTTAATTTCAAAGGTCGCCAGATCGTTGTATCAAGATTCGAACGTATTCAGAGGTCACATTACCTTGGAAGATGCGTTTAGACCATCTGG